AGAGAACCAATGTTAGGATGCTGTCCCATATTTGGGCATAGGACAGTCTTTTTATAAGAGGTGATTGAAATTTATAATCACTTTCAGATGCATTGAAGCCGACTCTCGAATAGAATTCTGAATCAACAATATGTCTAATCAGTGCCTTAAGTGAGTGCTTGTTTGTTTTAAAATAATCTCCAAGATAATGTATGACAGCTTTTTCACTGACACTGTTAGTGTCGAAATTATCCAAGGGTGCTACGAGGGGAACGCCGATCAATTCTTTCCATACACGATTGACTATAGCATATTCGAAATCAGGTTTTGAAATGATCCATTTAGTGAATGCTTCTCTTTTATCATCTTTGACATTTTTAACTTTACCATCTAAAGATACTGGTGCTACTACTTCATTAGGTTTTGCATCGTCATATTGATAGTCATGAGGAAGTTTTGCTTCTTTTTTCGCATTATCGGATATGCTATACAAATTAGCTGAAATCAATTGACGGGCATTATTATCGATACGATCTTTACCCGTTATTTTCTTAATTTCACCATCTATTCGAGATTGAATGTCACGATAATCCTTGACGTTTATTCTATTCTCCTGCGAACCGAAGAATGCAAACAATTCATAGTATTGTTTTTGGCCATAGTCCTGAAAGGGATCATCGTGGCATTGAGCACATGCAATGTTTTTACCTAGAAACAACTGAACGGATGTGGCAAGATTGTCTAGTGCCATCCCGTTATCACGTAGAAGATAACCTGCGGCAGGATTTTCGGTGATACGACCTTCTGCGGTCAACATTTCTGATACCATAGTCGAGTACGGTTTATCAGAACGTAGAGAGTCTCTGATATATTGAATGTATGGATAGGATTTTAATTGACCTATACTATCAGAGAGACGATCAGGGCGAATTCTATACATATCCGCCATGAAATTGTAGAAATTATTAACGTAATCTTCTGTGTTTAGAAGTTTATCTACCAGTTGAGTTTTCTTATTAGGTGATTGGCTTAAAACATATGCCTTTAATTCGTCTGTGGTTGGGATTCGTCCTGCCAAATCGACATATAAACGTCGAGCCATTCCATAATCATCTATTTTAGTATTTTTAACTGCAATTTTATTTTGCGAATAATACTGGTTTAATACGTTATCTAACCCGTTTGTTGCAAAACAGGAAGTTAATGAGTAAAAAACCGCCAACACAGTAAGAATAAACTTTTTCATATACTGAGTACATACTTATCTTTTTTATTTTTCTTTCAAACTATGTCAACATTGATCGAAATAAGTTCCGATTATATAGTCCATCTCATAGGCATCATCTTCTTCATAATCAGTAAAATCATCGAACTTCTTTTCTGCCAACCAATCGGGTATAACGAAAACGATTTCTTGATCGCAACGTCCCGTTCGAATATCTGTCATTTGCGATTTAGGGAACCATTCGGTATGCTCCTTGTCGAGTTGCATCAGAAATGCCTTTTCCGTTTCTTTGATAATTAGTCCTTCAATTTGCATATTTTTTTCTTATAGTGGGCGGTGAGTCCTGCCAAGGTTTTTGCATATTCTCGTTTATATTTTTCTAATATTTCGGGATCAATTTCTTTCATAAGCTCCTCCAAGAATATCCGTTTAACCTCTTCCGTAGAGAGTCCTTCAAATTGATTTTTCATTCTGATCGATTTATACATTATATTTAATTCCGAAATGACTTTTTATCATATCGATGGCATCGGATGGTGATTCTTCTTTTCTGATGATATTGATACAGTTTTTAATCACGATATCTGCGAAATCGAAGAGTTCGTCGTGAACCTCGAAACCGTTCTTTCGCATAAGAATTTTCAGATTTTCGTTAGCATTTATCACGATATATAGTCTTTCATAAGTTCGGGGGTTTCGAAAATGTTTCCAACGACCGTATATGCATCGAGCGTGGTTGGTGATGCCGAATAAACATTATCATATAGAGGATCGCAGAAACCTATATGGAAACAACCATATGAGAAGGTTATCGGTTCTAATGTCGCTTCACCCGTTCCTCCGTCATGATCCCCGAGAACTATATCTCCCTCATACACATCGATCCCCTTTTTATCCTGCATACCAGTAAATTGTTGGAGATTATCCTTACAGTCGTCAGGAATTCTTCCGAAGGTGTTGAACACATCGAAATATGACATTGTTTTTAATCGGTCATCCCAGATTCTAAATTTTATTTCTCGCTTCATTATCTTGATCTATTTTATGAGTTATTTTCAACAATACAGTTTTTATAGTTTTCACTTGATATTCAAGTATCTCAAGTTGGTTGAGTTTTTTGCGGGTAAAAACTTTAAATGCCTCTTCAGGTGTAGGAGATGCATATGGGTTTTTGGCTTTTTTTGATACTCTTTTACCTCCTATATTCCAGAAATGAGGGGTTTCTGATATTACATCATAGTCGATACAGTGTAATTTGATTATTGGGGTGCTAAACTTATCAAATGTTTCGTCCTCATTTGCATGACAGCACGATGAATATGTATACTTATATAGTTTCATCTGTTCTATGATTCCGTTCTATCTCGAAGATAGTCATCTTTAACCGAGAAATACACTGCCGCCATCTCTGATATTTTTTTCAATTGATGCTCGGCAAGTTCTGCTCTCCGCTGTTGTTGTCTTATCTCGCGAACGCTTTCACCTAATAGTGAAACGATTGCATGGTTGTCAAATATAATCGGGGAATAAACGCCCAGCATTCTAGTGTTGAATTCGTCTATTGTAACCGTTTTAACGTCTTTTGGGATATCCAATGCCTCTCTATCAATATGCTGTGCGATCACGACAGTTGCATCTGCATTTTTAATACAGTCTGCGGCATTAAGGATCAGTTTAGTGTGACCCACTTGTCTTGCTCGATAGTAGTATTCGAGGATATTGTGTAGTTTATTAAGTATCGGATTTTTCATAAGTCAGATTTCGTCTCCCCAGAAGTACGCGGATACCGCTTTCCAATCCACGAAAGGACGCTCTCCGGTCAATCCTTTACATAATGGGGCACCTAAAGCAGCATCATCAATGTATATTTTCGCATATGCTTTCGGGCTAGTAGTCCAAGAGTCCTGAGTGGGATTTCTTTGAATGCCGAAAAGAGGTATTTCCCGCTCAGCGAACCAATTCACTGCATCTTGTAACGTATCACCGCTTCGCATTGTCCAAAGTATGAGCTTTGCCCCCTCATTCACCATTCGTTTAAGAACGGATTCTGCTCCTATATCCCTACCAACTTTCGGGTATTCATGTGTAACACATGTCCCGTCGAAATCGACGGCAATAACAATATCTAATAGTGAATCGTATTCGACTGGATTTTTCATTTTGAAAGATTGATAAGAAGCCCCATGAAATTTATTTCTGGATCAGATACTATAGCATGTTTATAGATGCTGTCAACAATATACATGACAGCAGAGACATTTTTATCTTCAACGAAGAGGTCAAAAAGATTCCTCATTAAAAGAAGATAGTCATTGCTGAAGTTACCTTCATTCGAAATAGTATATTTTCTAATATCCCACACAGGCGTTTTCTCCTTCAACATAGTGAAAATCTCTTTCGATACGATCTCGGGTTCGTTTTTATTGTAAACGAATTCCCCACTTTGACAGCATCGTTGAACATGATTGATTGTTTTCCTAATGTCAGGATGACACATTTTAACAATCTGAGCCAGATTCTTCTTCTGTTCAATATCAAGAGATATGTTCTCTGATGCACATATAGACAAGACTCTTTGGAATACTGCCTTGATATCGACTGCGAAATCGAACATGATGCAACGACTTTGCAGTGCTTCCCTTATCTTATTCTTATGGTTTCCAGTAAGAATGAATTTCACATCATCTAAGAATTCTTCCATGAGGAAACGTAAGGCATCTTGTGCTTGTGGTGAAAAACCATCACACTCATCGAGAATGACTATTTTCTGTGCCCCATCCAAGGACATCGTTTCGATGAAGTCCTTGATCTTCGTTCTAACGGTTTCAATACCCGATTCGTCGGAGGCATTAAGGAAGAGATAAGAAGTCGGAGCGAATTTTTTGGCTAGTATCTTAGCCAATGTAGTCTTTCCTGCACCTGGCAATCCAACAAAAAGATAATTGTTGGGAATATCTTTTAGATTATTAAAATATTCTCGGTTTTTATCCGAAAGAATTATGTCGTCGATAGTTTTTGGCGCATATTTGAATGGCCATGCAATGGTTTCTATATTCATATTTTATTCGTAATGTGGTCGCCCTTCTTTTGTGTTATCAAGTTCGCCTTTGACTTTTTCGACGGTTACTAGAAGTTTACCGCCATCATCCCATCCTACGGGTATATAACCCTCATCATGGTATGCGGTTTCCTCATCTGGAAGATTTGCCATAGAGCTATGACGATAAGGTGCTTCTAATTTATTGATATCCTCAATTTCATCTTTAGCCACCTGAAGAACATCCAATGCATCCTGCTCCGAAAGGAATGGGATAGAACCCTCTAATTCATATACATCATACCACCAACCGCCTTCTTCGCACCCACCGTAACATTGGTGTTTACGGTATACGGAAAGCCATACGGTTTCGGTTTTTTGAAAATCTGGATGAGATTTGAGTCTCTGAAATACAATGTGGTCAATATTCTCCATCCCAACATACTACCATGAAATGGGGTTATATGCAAGAGGAATTTTCAATAAATGTCACACTGCACGTTTCTGATTCCGTAATAAATCAAGAATATTGCCAAAATGGGAATAATAATCATCCTCTGATAATACTTAAACCGTTGTATTGTGGCGGAACTCCGTTAACAGTGTTTTCGTTAACTGCAAGACTTTGCAGTCTGGATAATAATGAATATACTTCTTGAATTTTATCGGACGGAACGTAAAATACCTGACTTCCGACGACAACTTGTGTTTTTGCTGATCCTAATACCATACTTTCTATTTAATATTTCCATCTATAAATGCAAACTTGAATCGTTTATCGGCATATGATAAGATATAGAATATGTTTTTTATGCCGAAAAAATTCAAAGGACGAATTTTCGCCTTCACCCCAGATGCAAATCTTCTCAAATTTGCGAATAATAAAACGAATTTGTTTCAAGAACATGGAATAGCGTTCGTGGTAATAAATGAAGAAGACGATGTAGTATCTGGAATTCGCCTACTGACAGACGGGAATGAAAATTTTAACTGTTCTGTGGCTGATTTTGAGAGTATGATAGAACGTAAAGTGATATCTGAGATCGAGAAATTGCCAAAATTTGTATTGACCTCATTTAAGAAACAATATAATAATAACTTGCATAGCGTTAAAAATGGTGTATGATGAAGGATGCAATATCATAATTTAATAATCGATGGTAATAATTTCCTATTTCGCAGTTTCTATGCGAAAACCAATAGACAACCTAGAGATGTAGACGGACTAGACACTCGCCCTCTATATCAAGCAATGGTTATGCTCAAATCGCTGGCGGATAGATTTCCGTCAGAGCAAATATATTTCACTTGGGATAGACGATTAAATCCTGATTTTGTGAATTTTCGTCGTGAGATCGTCCCTGAATATAAGGAGAACCGTGTCGATACAGATGATAAGAAGAATGTCCTATCATATATGCAGCTTATCGTCGATTTTTGCGATGCATTGGGTATTCGAACATTATTCCCCTATGATTTGGAGGCAGATGATGTCATTAAATATATTGCCGATAAGTCGGAGAGTTCACTAATAGTCTCATCTGATCGCGACCTTCTACAATTGGTGAATGAGTCTACTCATCAATTACTGCCTACTATTCAAGCACTAGTCACCTTGGAGAATTTTAAACAATATGGTGAAGTTGATCCTGAAGCTTTCTTGTTTTATAAAGCTATTCTAGGAGATAAGTCGGACAATATTCCAGGGTTATTTCGATATGGCCCTGTAAAGGCTCAAAATCTAGCCATGCAGTTATATAGAGGGGAAACCGTAAATCCTGAATTAACCGAAGAACAAAAATCTATAATCGAGAGGAATTTTAAGGTTATGAATTTGGCCGAATCGGTGAACAGCAGACCCGACGAATATTTTCATTATGATAAACAGTGGGAAGAAAATTTAAGTAAAAGGTATGATGCCGAGAAGCTTATGGGGCTTTTTACGAAATACGGTTTTAATAATCTAGCAAGGGAAATCGGTTCATGGAAGAATATATTCGATAAAAATAAGGAAGAATTTTCGTGGGATGATGTTCTTTATAGTGTTTCCATGTAATGAATTTCTTGTCTAGAGGCTTCCTCCGAACTAAATATGTGCATATGTATCTATTACAAAGAACCTCAATCCCCTGTAGAAAATGTAGCACAACGATCCCTGGCCGTGAATATCTAGTTAAGGAAGCATCAGGCCGTCAAGTTATGAAATGCGATTGGCGTTGCGGTAACTGCGGCATGTTCAATAAGAGTGGAATAACCAAAATCGTTAAAGAAGCAGATTCTAAATGAAAACATCGAAGAAAATACTGATCATTATAAAAGCCTTATTCCTTCTAGGGATAACATCATGTCTTCTTGCATGGCCGACAGCTTTAATTTTTCCCATAGTATCATTCCCATTATGGGTTTTAACCTATGTGGTTTTGATATTTCTCGGAGATTATGGTTTGCAATATGTTCGTGATACTCTAATTATAAAACGTAAATTGGAGGAGTATAATAGTAAGCCGTATAAACAATATGCCATCGATACTGTCTGTCAGTATTGTGGACATAAAGAGGTGCAGACAGTCGATTTAGATAAATTAGAATATAAATGCGAGCAGTGTAAAAAGGTAAATGCGATTTATGTCACATTTATGACTGCCGCTATCACATCACCAGAATCTATAAACATACCGATGTAATATATGAGTAGATTTGAATATGATTTTGAACGACCTCTGTCGGATATCTATTATACCCGCCAAGATGCGACCATAAAAGCCGAACCCTCGACCCAACGGGAAAAGATCGATATCGGTGAATTTCTGGATGCCATACATAAATTTAGTGCATCTTTAACTCCAGAAGATTTTACAAAATTTCAACAAGCGCAATTGGCCGCAAAAACCACGAATAATAATATGTCCAGTGAACATATATGGTATATTTTTACCCGATTCTTTTTGCAGAGTCTTCGAAACACATATAGCGATTCAGACTTAATCCGAATTGAAAATAAACTAAAAGATATTGATATTAAATCGGTATCAAAAGAAAGCATTGACAACACTTCGTTTAGGGTGTATCTTTTGGGTATGATATCGGCACTCATATAACCGATCACAAATTTTATGGAAAATATACAAGAAATAGAAATGCCCGATTTTTCGAGCAAAAAACCCAAAGCTTCGAGCAAAGAAGTCCCAGAGAAAACCTCCAGCGTTAAGAAGAAAGTCTTAACCGAAGAGAGGGAGAGGCTTCCTAGGACGAACCGGACGGTTGAATGTGCATATTGCTCTGAATCGAAAATTTTAAATCCTGACCAATATCAGTCGTATTTCGACTATTGGGGTTCTGAGGAAAAGATCGCAAAGGAATTCATGTGTAAGGACTGTGAGATATTGATGAGAACGAATCCTATCAAGTTCTGGTATCGTCATGGTGAAATACTTCAAGAGTTATCACGCCATATAAAGGTTGCATTTGAATTATTCAATAAGTCTTCCAAAGGAAATCAAGAATTTAATTCGATGAGATCAATGGTATTGTTCCACACTAAAGACAGTGGTATCGAAGAATCGAATGTTGAATTCGTTGCACGGCAACTGAACAACAATCTTCCAGAATTTCACACGCTCAAATTACATAAAATTCCACACGTAGGATCAATAACAATAAAACCATATGAAAATACCAAAAACCGAATTGAAATTATCTAATAAAGATAACTCGTTAAAATCCGCATCTGAAATGAGTTCTGCCGAACTATCGACATGGTTCGCCTTCTGTAATGGGTTAAAATTTATCAACCTCGGAGAAACCTCATATAAAGAGGAGATACAAGAGCGTGATATCCCATATAGTGCAATTCTTAACTATACTCAGACGGTTTCTGGAGACATTGAGCAATACCTACACAGTAAAGGGGCTATTCCTATGAAGTATTCATTAGACTCATCTGTTGCAGAAGCACATGACATCGAAGAAGTCACTTTCATTGTAGAATAGCTTGTAAATTTATTTTATAGGAAAATCTGATCCATATGATAAATAATTCATATGTCATTAGGTTCTCTCTCTATAGCAAAGCAAGTCTTTCAAAGACACGATTTTTCTCGTCAAAATCAAATCCGTATATTGGATGTCGGCCCTGGTGTCCCATCCTATGTTAGAAGAGATTTGATCGATAATGGTGGTCATTACTATGCAACAACCTTGGTTGTCCCTGGTAAAAACATTACCAATATCGACGTTCCAGTCGGAGGTTTTAATTTTAAAATCCCTGGACAGACTTCATACGAACCTAATCCTTGGACCGTTTCATTTAGAACTCCAGGCGATTATTTCCTCCGTGATAGCTTCGAACGTTGGTCTTTCGAGACTATGAACGAGCAATCGATGTGTGGTGCATTTCAATTTCCGTGCGATACTTCTAGCTTAGATATTGCAGTATTCACTCCAGGGTGCGAAGGTATTAAAGGATATCGTCTTATCGGTGTCTATCCGCAATCAGTCGGCGAAATTAGTTATGACCAAACTGCAATCGAAGTTACCAACTTTAGTGTTGCTCTCCAATATCAGTATTGGCGTCCATTAAATCTTTCCGATACAGGATCGATTGATGCATCAAACAGGCAAGCAATGGAAATTGATAATGTATATCAATCCTTAGAGGCTAACTCCGGTAAATCAGCGCAATCATGCGGTATTGCAGTTCCGAGCCGATAACAATTAAATAAACAATAAAAAAAGGCCACTTCTAATAAGAGTGGCCTTTTTTCGTTTTATGGTTCGATGAAAGTCTTATCGATTTCATCTTGAATAGTTGTGTATGCAGTTTTGAGAATCCACTTCTTATTTTCATCGGATAGATCGACGATAGAGGGTTCATGTTTGATTTTCATAACTAATGCTCTCATAGCAGCATTAGCATCCCCCGCAGCAATATAGTATTTCACGAGATTATCACCTGAGATCACAGATGCGATCAGTTCGTTGAATTTCGCATTTACCTCTTCGTCCGAATTAACATAATCATCATATGTCGGATTCTCTTCGCGTTTAGGACGAATTTCGTTGAATCCCATTACATTTGATTCGTATGCATGGGTTATTTCATGGCGAAGAATTTCTTTAATGAACTTCGGTAGGCGGCTGTTCACAATAGCAATCGAATCGACATCTTTATAGTAGTATGTCTTTGCATGGTTCAGGTAGATTTCTATGGTCCCATCGGCTTTATCAGTAGTATTATCGAAATAAAGTGCCTGAACACCTTCCTCCACTTCAGGGTTTTCATTGATGAATGCCCTTGCTCTGCGCGAATATTCTTTATAGAATTTAATTTCAAGATCATGATTATCGCCTAATTCTACGACGAACGAATCGCCTGATCTAATATTCTTCTTATTTTTAATCTTCTCGGTTAGTTGAGAAATGATTTCTTCGGAGAAGGTGGAGAGGTCTGAGAAATATGCCCTCTCTTGTATAATAAAGTTTTTTAACGTCATTACTTTATTTATTTAAGAACACGTATGATTCGTCCTTTAGTATAATCCTGCGGGTATATCTCTAATTCGACTCTATCCCCTACTGTGGGTTTGGATTGGCCGCGAGATATTTTACCTGCAAGGTAGCATATTAGAGGTTTATCGATTTTTTCGACTTTTACGCTGAATTGGGCATTAACATGAATCTGGGTAACATGACCCATGATTTTAATATTTTGCGTCTTTGACATATACTAATTTATCAATAAATCGCATATATTGCAAATTAAAAACGAGGGCCGAACCATAGAACACCCCTATATAGAATTTGTCTAGTAACTTTAGTCACTTTTAAGACTTCCATTGCCTCTAAGAATATATCCGAGGTCTTTTTATAGTCGTAGTATTTTTCTACTTGCCCTTTCTGGACACACATCCAATCGTGTAGAACACATGCTTGTGAATAGTCCCCATCAGGAGGAAGAAGCGACCAGAATATTCTAGGGATTGATGCTAAGTCGGTTTTAAACCCTTGCGGAACGGTGATTTTTTCACCACTTCCGAGGCTACCAACTTCATAGGTGAAGTCATTTACAACTTCCCATTCTCTTTTCGTTGTCTTTTTAACTATTAATGCACTCGTAAACGAACTCATTAATATATTTACACTTCAGTCAGAATTCCATCTGTAACTGCCTTAGATACGATCCATGCATAGTTCGTAGTATGGATGCGAACATCGTCTATAGTGACATATACTTGATTTCTCTCACATTCTACAATATCCCCTTCTGCCGCAGTTTTCGACACGATAGATTCGGCATTGTGGAAATTAAAATTGAATTGTTTTCCAGATTGGACGATGTATTTTTTCATGATATCGTTAACACTCCATCATTTATTTCCACGTTCCCTGCATAACCTTTCATCACCACCCGTGGTTGAGTTTTGTTATTTTTACTAAAAGTAGGCACATTACATATAATCTTATCGACGATATGACATGTGCCTCTATAGTGGACTGACCATTTATCAGTCCCATGTTTCATTGAATAGGGTTTATTGTAATGAAACCAGAATGTGTATTTTCTATTTCTCATACTAAGAATCGTTATAACTTCCACCGCCAAGGAATATTTCCCATTCGGTTCTTAAGAAATCAAAAACAAGACCATTGTTCGGTTTGACAGGCTTACGGATAAGCTTCAATCCACATTCTTTAGGGGTTCTATTACCCTTCCAAGTGTTTAATGCTCTATCGCAGGTAACAAGGTTCTCCCAAGTGTTTTCGCCACCCCTAGAGGATGGGATAATATGGTCGATACTCGCATTTTCTCTGGTCAACAATTCGCCCGTATATTGGCAAATAAATCCATCTCTTTTCCAGATGTTACTCTTTGTTGGGAACAGGACTTTAGAATTGATAATTCTATCGAATTTTGCACAGACTGCAATTGGAGGAAGACGATACTTTGTTTTTGGAGTCGATACAGAATCATCATAGTCACGAATAGGTAAGTCTTTCCATTCGTCGAAAGTTCGAACCACTTGAAAGCTATCGATCTTTTGCATGTTCACCGAACCATCTTCGTTTTCCTCATAATACACATCTACCGGATGTGCTGCACCAGTCACAATGTCAACCATGACCGATTTCCAATCGGCTACATCCAAAGGGTAAAAATTCTTATTGAGCTTTAATATTTCTTGTTTCTTCATTGCACTTTAATGTAATACCGAAAACGCGATTTGTCAAACGGAATCTTTTTCTCGAATATATTTTATTATATCATCTATATTGGCCAATGCTCCGATTCCAGTGTCACCACAGAAAAGAGTCTTTTCGATTGGTGGGATAACATCTATTCCCCATTCGGTGATTTTCGCGATGTGGTCTTTCGTGGCCGGATGTTCCCACATAAGGGTATTCATACTTGGGGCGATTATCAATTGTTTATTAAAATCCCATGCACGGCATACACAAGTCAGCAGATTGTCGCAAATACCATTAGCTATTTTCGCTAAAGTGTTCGCCGAACAAGGAGCAATAACGAAAGCATCTGCCCACTTTACAAGATCGATATGCTGGACTTTACTATGATACCGATAGTCTTCCCATTCACTCGCATCATCGTTCAACTCATCGTCACCAAACCAGAAATCGTCGAAAGAGACGAAGTTTTGGGCTGATGTGGTAAAGACGAATCTTGCCTTGAACCTTTTTTGATCATCTAAGATATATTTTTGTCTTATCTTAGGGAAAAGAGTGGTAGCAACACTACCCGTCAAGCCGTGAAGAATATTCATCTAGTATATACTGTGTTAGTTGTTTTTCGTCGGTGGTTACACGGAAAGACATATCTTTTTTAAATACTAATCTTTTAGTGTTCCCTTTTCGTATTTCCGTTAGATCATTATAGACGACATAATCTGCACCACTATTGAGAACTTTCTGAACAGCATAATATACGTCATCGTATGTAGGGCTAACCAATAATTTGAAACCCACGATCATTGCATTTGGGCAAGCTTCCCGCAATTTAGGTAAAACTTTGATAGCTTTTCTCAACGTGATGATGAGGTCATCACTACCGCTAGAAATCTTCCCTTCGGTCTTTTCGACGGTATAGTCTGAAACTGCCGCAGCACTCAATATTATATCAGGTTTTTGAACCTTTGCAAGCTCGATCACTTGTAGATATTCATCATAATTTTTATAGTCTAATATCGCGGAATCTATCCTCCCGTTACAACATGCTGTATATAATCCGTTTGGGGTGACGCTTTCCTTAGCTTTCCATAGTATGACATCTATATTTCTCTGGTCGAATTCATCAGCTAATGATGCTCCAAATTTACCAGAACTCATGTTTCCGATAAATCGCACATCATCGATGGGAACTTTCGTTCCTCCGCTTGTAATTAAAACTTTCATAGTGTTAACAGTTTAACCTCTCTTCTGCGTTCTGTCAAGATGTTTATTAGAGTTACTGTTGGGTCTTCCAGATATTTCGGACGACTTTCTCGTGTTTTCCATGCAGTCCAACCAGTTGCGGGGTCATATTGGTTACTCCATCTCTCTAAGTGAAGCATAGTCACCGAATGCCCTGGAATGTCGGGCCTGAATTTGTAATCAGGTAAGACAGGAGTCAGTTGACCTATATTCTGTCCAACAGTCACATTATCTCCAGCTTTAAGCTCGGAGTTCAATTCGCCATAGACATAATATCCATCCTCATCCTGAATTAATAGTGCATGTGTCTCTAACCACCACGGATGACCTTCGGAAGGTCCAGTGAAGGTGCTATTAGATATCACCTTACCTGGTCGTATTGCAGTTACCACATCTCCAGGTTTTCCATAAAGATCAATACCTTCATGGAAGTTGTGTTTTCGAGCACAACCAAATGCGCCAGGATGTGAATTGATCGGTATACCCCGAACTAGTTCAAAATTTATTGGAAACCAAAATTTCATAATATGTCGTTGTTTCTATATAACCCTTTCTCTTTCAATTCTAAACATCTATCCCATGCATCGGTCTTTTTACATGGCATATCATATACTTCCTCGTAGCCACTTACCACACTATGTCTAATAAGTTTGTTATGGTAAAGATCGATTTTATGTGCATGGGGATCGCCCACTGCCTCTAAAATATCAGCATCATATTTGATGGCGGTAAAAGCCGCTTCTTCTGTTGCTCCACCCCAACAACTTTTTACCCATTTTTCCCACAACGGATGCCAACACCACCAATCATATCGAGTCGGAAAAGTTGTATCCACGAAGAATTCGGGTACATTATACTCAGAATAATCTTTCATAGTTTTTGTAAGGTCTTAAGGTCAGCTATAAAAGCATCAGTCAACGTTTGGTTTAAATGGAATACTTTAGATGCGATTTCGACCCATTTTTCCCATTCTTCTTTGGCTGATTCTCCTATTTCAGAGAAAGGGCGTCGATCAGGATACATGGTATTCCATACTATACATGCTATTTCTCTGTTTGTAAATTGATTTTTCATTGTAACATTAAATGATTTTGATGTGCTAAATATGCCGCTGCATCTCCGATTATTACTCGAATTTCGGATTCGGTTTTTCCGATAAGTTCCATAGTCGTGTATTCTTTCTTAATAGCCGACATGATTTGTCCTACGGTCCTACCATCTTCAGTTCCTAGAATGTCCATTACGATACGACCATTCAGCTTCGACTTTAAGCATTTCGTTACATTATATTCAAAATAATATTTTGAAATAGCCTTTTGAAGATGTGGGAACTTCTTCTGATAGATCAATGCATAGGTGGATTTATCTAAGAATTCTTTTTTACCAGATTCGTCTGGGTTGGTCGTTTCCAGCCACTCCACGAATTCCGCATACATGGGTCTTTTCTTATTTCTAACCCTATTGGTATGGTTTAGATTTTCAAATGCAAACAGTTCTTTTTTGAAATATTCTGATTCAGTGACAAATCGATATACCTCTTCATTTGTGTCGAAGCCCGCTTCCCATTTAGAATAATCAAACCCACCAATTTTGCAGATATCTTCCATGTTCTTAGTAAGGATTACCTTCTCATAGATATGGTCATTATCACTCCATGTGACATTATTATCAAACATCCCTTGGCGAATCCAGAACGACAGTCCTGTATGTCCAAAATGCAGCCCCATCTTATGGAAAACGCGCCCAAGGAGGTTGCTCGCGTCTGAGTGGGCCATATAATTCAACGCTGAATGGAAATCCTCTCTTGGGTAAAAACACATATCCACTTGAACTCCCTTATAAGGGAAAGAATACACTGAATCATTCACATGAGGTCTAACACCGAACTTTTCCAAAATATAGTCCGTTGTTGTTAGTTTATTACCAGCTAAATACCATATCGGTCCCTTAAAGTCATCAATACCGATTAAGATATCAATATCACCGAAAGATGATTTTGATCTTATTTGTGCTGGAATTTGGATATAATTTGTATGGATGATGTTTCGATAATTATCGAACTTGTATTTATCTGTCAATAAATCTTCATTGAAAATTTTAATAAGTTCAGTCGAATATTGATTGAATTCTTCTGCGTTCATTCGATATTCAGGTAACTCCCAGCTTTTTAATAATTTTCCGCCCATATATCTAATATACGGCTTAAAATGTAAAAGTCAACCAAAATGTGAGAAAGTTTTATAAATAAATAACAGATGAATAAAGAAAACAAACTTCCATTTTGGACACCAGAACGCGATGAATTGATAATGAAATTGAACGAAGATGGGCACCATCTTTCAGAAATGGAAAGAATTTCAGGTATTGAGCGAAAACGGATAGGACGTAGATTGAAAGCTTTAAATATTCCCGTAAACACGTTAGGAAAGACAATCCTAACAGAAGATCAAGAAAATATGATCCAATCTTTAATTAACCGAGGAAACACTCTTAAAAAAATTTCTAACATTTTACAGTTGAAAGAGCGAACGCTGCAACATTTTTGTACAAAAAACAATATCCGAATTAATTTAAAGGAAGATGAGGTAGTCGGATGGACTTCAGGGCAAATCGAAATGCTCATATTATATAATGAGCAAAATATGGATATAAGAACTATTTCGCGAAAGGTGAGAAAAAGAACATCATCTGTATCCGAAAAATTGATCGAATTAGGATTGGCGTCCCAAGAGTTACGAAGACGTTTTATCAATACATCATTGAAGAGAGAGGGCAAGAAACATTGCTGGAACTGTGATCAGACATATGAGATATCTGAGTTTTATATTAGTAGGAATAAAGCGAAACATTGTAAACAGTGTGCGCTCATCGCCTCGCGAAAAAATTTAGAACGATTAGCTATAGATGATCCGCCTTTCTTTCTGAGAAAGAAATTATGGGATGCCAAACTACGTGCTAAAAAATTAAATAAAGAATTCGATCTAACTTTAAGTTTTTTATCGGATTTATTTAATAAACAACAGAAAAGATGTCATTATTCGGGGATTCCTTTGGTTGGGAAAACAAACGACCCTTTCTCTATTTCTATCGATAGGGTAAATTCCTTCGGAGGTTATACACAGGATAACGTTGTTCTATGTGCTGCCGCAATAAATACGATGAAATTTGATGTTCCTTTGGATATATTCTTACAAATGGTTGAGCAAATATATCTATTTAAAATTAAACCGAATTAGATTACTATTATATTTAAACTGCTTCGCAATCCATTTCATTTAACTCATCAACATCACGATGTTGAATTTTTCATCAGGTGTTTTTATACCTGCTCTTCCAGAGAGAATTCCGATATTGGAATAAACTATAAATTCATTATAATCACGTGTATCGTTGATAAATGTTTTAAACCCTTTACTGACGAATCCGCCAGTACTGATTATATATGTATCAAATTCACTCCGTGTGATAGTTTTCTCCATATGCTCCGAAACTCTACGGTCTTTAAATTGAAATATTTCTATCATCTCGCTCATTTTCTATTATAGCCTTCATTCTATTTCTACTGTTTCGCATTCCATTTCGTAATACCCACCCTTGTAGTATTGGAACCCACTATACGTCTTTTTTTTCGGTTTGTCAAGACGAGAATCAACAATAAATTGTTTTGCTTTTTCGTAATCAAGAAACCCGCAGACAATCTCTTTATCATAATGAGATTCGAAAGGCTCTCCGATTTTATCTTGATATACATTCTCAGTCGTTCCGACTATTATATATGCTGTCATAATTATTTGCTCCAATTTTTAGGCAATCTACACTCTTTTTTAACTGGGCATTGATCGCAATACCAATCATCTTTTCCTCTGGTATGAATACAACCCCATGGGTGTTTTGAAGCCCAAGCCCACGGAACCTCTACAGGGACGTTATTGGCTATTAACTGACATAACTTGTTGATGGTATCAGTATCCTCTTCACGTTTTGCTGCTGCCGAATTTTGAAGAGTATTATATTCTTCTTCTGTTAAAATGAACTGCATATCAATTATCTCTTACGTTTCCTGCCATTCCTGTTAATTTTTCATAGTGTCTCCACTGACCATTTAACCAATAGTGGATGGGTAACAACACATGTTCAGGTTGATCAACGGGAGTTACCAACACTGAAGGTGTATGGAGTGGTTTTTGCGGTTCAAAGACTGCAAATGTAGATTGTTCTTTCATCATTGTCAAGTAGAGTTTCGATCATATCATATACAATGTTCCAATCACCACCGCCCCGATCACATCCCATTTTGTAGGGAATGTAAATATCTTCAGTCTCATGACCAATTTCCCATAATCCTGATGAAAATTCGTTGAGAGCAGTGCCTAGCGATCCATATTCAGTGAATCGTTGACCTGAACCACAATCATATTGTCCGAACAAATTCACCACCGCAACATCACGATCAGCCTTGACTCTTTGCGCCATTCCTAATAAACGCCATTGTTGGCTACTATATTGATCGTGTAATTCCACATATCGCTGGTAAACTTTGGGCCATTTATTTTTAATAGCCAATGCAACGCCTGAACCCATCACCCCTAAACAGTTTACTTGATGGAGAACGACACCACTTTCAACTGTCGTGACATCTTTTTGAATTTCTTTAATCATTTCTTATATTTCTTTTGTAGTTTTTTTAGAAGTGCTAGTTCGGATTTCTCGCGCTCATCAGCTTCTTCTTTTTCCCATTTATCCTTTAAATCTTTCCACTGCGCCATTCTCTCATTATATACTTCGAGAGCCTCAGTGTATTGCTTCATTTCTATAGCATACCGTTTATTCACGGGATACACTTTCTTATATTGAACCAATATTATATCAGGGCTATCCCCTTCATAATAACATCCACTATGGTCAAGTTCAAATGTCCAAGGTATAGCAGGATCATCTATCCCGTTTTCCGCCATTTTTTTCGCCAGCCAATTTATGTCAAATTCACCACCATGTCTATCTAATAATATAGATGTTTTATCTAATCGGGTAGTAACAGGAAATGGTGATATTTCCGTAGGCATCACTGGCTCTGACGGGGCATAATGTCGATTGAACCATATTGGATAATTTTTTTGTTTAGGCATAAGAATGTTAGTCTTTGAAGTAATCTCTTACCGTGTTTTCGATTATTTTACGTAGTTGAGGGGATATGCCGTATTTTTCTGCATTAACCTCGATGCTCTTGCGGATATTACCGTTCTTATTTCTTTCTCCTGCTGCTCGCCAATCTGATAACATCTCCAATAGATCGATGAGATTCATATCATTGATACCGTTGGGCCAAAATTCTGTATGATGTCTATTCTTCGAATAGTGATGTTCGATTGTAGGCTTTAATTCTGCAAGCATGTTTCGGTATTCTTCCGAACCGTATACCACTTTAGCAAGTTTATCGGTATTCTCTGCAAATCCTGATAATTCAGGCTCTTCCAATTTTGAATCATCGTGATGTTCGGCCCGATCAATGAGTTCTTTACTGAATGCGTGTAGATAATGTCCTACACGCTTGATATGTTTATATGTCTCGGCGAGACATTTATCGATCTGATGTTGTTCTGCACTCATATGATTATACCTTACAGCCCAAACCCATCCGTGTCAACCTTTTTTCCTGAAATCTTTCCGCCTATGATCCATGTCGGCTGACCAATTAAAATCATAGGGACAAACCCTGGAACTATTGCAAATGGAAATGTTATAGGAGATGAAGATGCAACTACTGCGATTAATGCACCGTCCCTTGTCAAGGTTTTTCCCATATTATGGATTGGGGTTCCCATTGCAACCTGCCATTCTCGGCGTTTCCCAAGCTCTGTATCGACTTGAGCACAGTTTCCGAGCATACATACCAAACACAGCGAGGTAATTAAATTTTTAATTGTTTTCATATTATTTTACTGTTAAATGTTTTTTTGCCCATTCGGAATCCACTTCTTCTATACCGATACCCTCGGCATCATACCATAATTCTTCACCACCATCGATATAACAATCAAATTTGGTTCCTTTTTTCGCAATGATCATATCGTCCTCATTTAAACAACGGGTTCTGATTTCATCAACTGCATTTTTAGGAATATGCCATCCATATTCTTCGATTATATCTGAAATATCGATATCGACTCTCGGCTCTCTAAAGTCTAGGACGAATAGATCATGTTTTAAAACCCCATGTTTTTTCGGTTTGCTTGCTTCCTCCTGCGCTCTCTTTTCCAAGATTAGCTGTTTTTCTTTTGCTGTTAGTTTCATAAATTCAATTCTGTAATAATTTCAATTTCTTCTGGTTTACATCCCAAACAAGTTTTTAGTGCATATATTTCAGATTCACATGCTTCTATAGAATCGAATTTTCGGGGATCGTGAGAACCTGAAAAATTCCTAACAATTTTCCAATCATTTAAATGTTCTGACCCTGGTAACACATAAGGATATTTGTATCGAATATAATATTCACCTTTCAATGTCTCTACATCATTCATAGATTTTACATTTTAGATATTTCATATTCCGTGGCTTGCATTTCTACCACAAACGTAGGCGAACCGACACCCCAAATACCATTCCCACGATATTTTTCAGAATCGATTGACACTTGTTTATAGTTATACCAACGTTTTGAACCAAAAGGTTTAATTGACTTCGTGGTGCGATTAATTCTGTAGGCCGACCCCCATGCCGTGGGGACATTTCTCCCCTTAACTGAAATACGGACCAGAGAATTTACCGTTAATTTATTAAATTGATCTATTGTCATATGCCTATATCTATGTCTATTTTGATGTTTTTTATTGGTGGAAATATATGAGCAACTACTCGGTTATTCTTGATGTCCTCTTCAGTATTGTTAGTATGGTCACATCTAACTCGCGTTTTTTCACCGTATAATAACCTTGATTGAAGGATTAATTCTTTTTCCAAGTTGTGACTCACACGGTAAAATTGTTTTTCTGTCATATGTTTATTTTGAAATGGTTGCACCGTTATAACGTGCTCTTATTTTCTCTTAAAGTCTGAGGATTTCCACGTAGCTATCGTTTCCATCAAATATATAGTAAGTGCTCTTCTTTAAGTTACTTCTAAGCGTTATTCATCATCCACTCCCTGATGATAGGAGTTTTACGGTGCATGGTGGGCCGACCTAGAATCGAACTAGTTACCCGACCACCGCACTATTATTAAGGCGAAGGATTTACAGTCCTCCGTGCGGAAATCGGCCCAAGGTTTCTTCGATAATCAAACTACTGAGTGGTATTGTAAAAAAGCCACAGTTTGATTGTTGAATTTTATGCTTTACTTTTTATGTTTACTAAAATTTAAAGTTTACATTCGTAATCAGTATCATTTATATAGTTTCCAATCGAGGAATAAGATATATTCACAAACTACTGTTCACCTAATTATCGAAGAAAATTAATCAATAACAGTCGTCGCATTAAACTCGTCGATGCCATCTTGCAACCATGCAATTTGTTCGTCGGTTTCTTTTATCAACTGTCTACGTGTTGTCTCTGAAATATATGAAGACCAGTTTTCGGTTTTGGTCGCAGAACTACCATAACATACAATTGATACATCTTCACCTGTTCGGCAAGACAGCCCATTCAAGAATTGTAGATAAGATTTGTGTTCGGCTAAACTGACCAATTTATCTGATATCTTAGCAGTCTCTTTTGAAATTTTCGATTTAAGTTCGATCAACTTGTTTCGGATATCGATCTCCTCTTCCCACAGAGCTTGGATGTCAATCTCTCGATCTTTACATGTTGAATTGTGCTCATGAAGATCAGAACGAATTTTGTTGAGTTGACCGATGAGACGGTTTTTTACTTTGAGTGCGGATGTTAATGTCATGTGGTATTATAGGTTATTGGTGAGTGTTTGTCAAATGTTTTTTTGAGGCTAATAACGGAATCGAACCGATTTATCTACATTACGAGTGTAGCGCATCACCATTTATGCTTATTAGCCAATTTGAGGTCTGTGAGAGAATCGAACCCTCGTCTGAAACATACCAAGTTTCCATAATAACCACTATAATAACAGACCGTTATTTTTGAAAGGATGATTTCTTCGAACATTTTTCACATTTTAGAACATATGTCGTTTTCTTACATCCTTGAGAATCTCTATTTGTAATTTCCTCGATAATTTTGAAACTATGATCACATTGTTTTGGAAATATTTTTTTCAGAAATTGAATTATCATAAATCATATTTATAGTGCCTTCTTGAGGTTCTATAATGAGACATTTTGCAGACGAAGAGAATTTCCCGCTTAGAACTTTTTTCCATTTATCGGCAAGCTGTTTGTTTTTCTCTTTACGTCTTTCTATGTTTTTAGATGTCCCTGATTTTTCTCTCCCTAACCTAACCCATGCAATATCATAATTGCTCTGATATGTTAAAGTCGCATCACGTTCTTCATCGTCACCATATCCGCCTCTTTTCCATGCTCCCTCCACATAATTACGAGGAGCAGTGTGCATATGGTATACCGTTAGACGCCCCGCTAACCCCTTGCTGTGAATATATTTCATAGCCATAGTGTCACACCCTCGCGCATCTCCAACTACAAAATGATGACCATTATGATTAGCATCGTCTATTCTTGGAACATAGTGTTCGATGAACTCCTGTTCCGTTAAATCTAGATGTCCTGATATAAAAGCTATCATATGTTTTATTCTCCTCCACATGAACAGCCGCTATCACATGACCCTGAATCATGGGAGGAACTAGAATCAGATGCTTCGAACTGGGTGAGTAATGTCGGTAGAGGCATTTCCGATATATCGACCCAAGAACCATCAACAAAATATTCTGTTGAATTTCCGTTTTTACGAGTTTTGAGATATGTCCGTTTGTTTGCGTCGAATGGTTGTTTTTTCATACAATTTATGGTACTCACGGAGGGATTCGAACCCGTCACTGTATGCGGTCTAAACGCATTGCCTCTTCCGTTGGGCTACATGAGCATTTACTTACTGCGGATGGAGCGAGAGTCGAACTCGCAAGGCCGTTTAAGGACCATCTGTTTTCGAGACAGATGCCGTCACCAATCGGTCTGCCCATCCTTTTATTTCTAATCTCTGAGCATCTGTATATTTCGACATACGCTCTCTACATTCTTTAATTATTTGTTGACCTTTAATCATAGTGGAACTCTTGGTCGGATTCGAACCGACAATCATCTGTGCTTGAAACAGGCGGCTTTACCAGTTAGCCCACAAGAGCATTTATTATTTAAATGGTCCTTCTGGCAGGGATCGAACCTGCGTCTATGCCTTATCAAGGCAGTGCTAAACCACTCAGCTACAGAAGGTTATTTAACTAACATGCTAAAATACTATTGCCCCTTCATACTCACAGGATCGTTTTTGTACCATGTAATATATTCTTCTTTATTCATTTTGAAAAAATTCCACCTATCAAACCTTTGAATGTTTCCTTACTTTTCTTTCCTATGAAATTTCCTACTATTCGAGCTTTATTCCAATCCATTTCAGTGATCTTAATATCATCGTCTGTATCAAATGTTTTATCTTTACCCGCACTCACACCTAAGTAGGCCACTCCTTTATCGGTTTGAGGTTCTATATAGACTTCGATGGTAGTTCCCCATACATCTTTATAGGTAGAAGCTGCATCATTTTCATTGATAGTTTGATTGATTGCCATTCTAATTTGAGTCACTGTCCGTGAATATTGGGCGTTTTCGTATATAAAATACGCAACTCCTGAAAAGATTGAAAGGACAACTAGATATAAAATTACATTATTGATGTTCATATTTTTAATTTGGCGGAACATAGAATACTCGAAATCCAAGCACGATTGGTTACGGCTCACACTCTTTAGCAAAGAGGTCCACTACCTAAGTGGTTTATGTTCCATTATTTTATGCTTCTTCTTCAGGAATTTCAACGAAATTATCCGTATGAAAACCACTATGAATTTGTCCAGTCCGATGATGTAATACGATACAATGTCCTGGCATTTGTTTTATTTCACCTAATATGACAAACACTTCCTTATCAGTAAAAGGGTATTGCTTGTGAAATTCCACAGGAAGATCATCGAAATTGAACTTTACTAGAGGTAATTTCGGCAATGAATCTGATAAACTTCGCACGAATTTTTTCTTCGTCTGCTCCGAACTGAAAAATTCAGGATCGGATAAAGTTAGCAAATCATAATCCATTGTAGTTTCTCCATGAGATTCGCCATACCATAACATAGTATCTAATTTATATCGCCCATTATCTTGTAGGACAAACGGGGCATTATCAGATTTACGGTAAATTATTCTTGGAGATTCGTTCATTGTATTGATTTTAATTGTTTTTGGTAACTCCCCCGAGATTTGAACTCGGACTATTAGGATCAAAACCTAATGTGCTAACCGTTACACTAAAGAGTCATTTAAAAAATCTGGCATCCCGTAGGAGAATCGAACTCCTGTTCGTAGATTGAAAATCTACCGTCCTAACCACTAGACGAACGGGACTTTTATTGCAGATATGCATTGTTTTTGCTCCGATGCCTTTACCAATTTGGCTACTCGGGGTTTTTTTAGAAATGCCCCCGAGGTGGGATTCGAACGCCACAATATCTTTCGATGTCGGTTTTACGTTGCGATTTATTTACTGTTACATATCTTATTGTTTAATCTTCTGTCCATTTTCTCAAATCTACTATCTCAAACCAATCAAAGGTTGTTGGATATTCACTATTGTCAGATGACATTTTATACTCGTTGATCCCTCTCCAAGGATCAACTTTGCATATTGCTGCCGATGCATCTTCATATGTCTCAAACGTTGAAATCCAATCACCAGTCCCAGAAGAAGGATAGTAGCTATAACCTGCAATTAACAAAAATGGTTTCTTCATGGCTAATTATATCGTACTAATGTCCCTTCGTCAAGTGCTTTTCTCATATACCTCATCAAAAAGATACTCTTTTCAATGTTGTTAATCGTTGCATCGCCGAGATCATCCAAAGGAATAGGAAACAAATACTTTTCAGAAGTATTCTTTTTTACTACACTATAATAAAGTAAATTCTGTCTGTAATATACAAATTGACAGAAGTTTTTATCGTAGACGAAATCGGTTATTTTCATGCAATAGTATAACACTAAAGATGTTCTTTGTCAAGAGAAACATGGTCGGAAATAAAAGAATCGAACTTTTGTCATTTGCATGTCGAGCAAACACTCTACCATTGAGCTAATCTCCGAATATCTGGTACACCTAGAGGGGTTCGAACCCCCGACCCTCGCCATGTAAAAGCGGTGCTCTACCACTGAGCTACAGGTGCATTTTATTTAAACGATGTATCTGAATCCTTTTCTTTTTTTAAACATGTGATATTATACTCCAATTAATTTCCAGAGTCAAGAGGTTTTCTCCCTAATGAATAATTATTATCTATCCGAATTTCTGAATTAGGAAATGTCCAACATTGCCCACTATCATTTAAAAACACGACCCATAATAAATCATGTTCTTGTGAATAGTCAATTAGAAAATGAGCAAAACCTTTACCTTTCGGTGTTATTAATGGAATTGTAGGATTGATCTGTATCATTATTTTTGGTGACTCAGACAAGAGTTGAACCCGCATGTATCCAGTTAAACTTTCAACTCGTTCGTAGCGAGAGGTTATACTGAGCCATTTAATGCGGAAAATGAGCGACTCGAACGCTCAAGCCCTCTTTCGAGTGACCACAATCTTTCCAAGATTGCCCCTCATCCTGCCGGATATTTTCCTTTTATAATGTAATGATGCGGCCCCGAGACTCGAACTCGACTTGTAACCTTATGAGAGTCACCAGACCACCTGGCCTATGCCAACCGCCATTATATTTATCAGAAATTATATTTATAATCCCTGTGGTGCGGAATGAGGTAATCGAAACCTCGTCTTGACATTGGCAATGTCATATTCTACCACTAAATTAATTCCGCATTTATATTTGGCATACGGTTAGAGAATCGAACTCTACACACTCTGATTTGGAGTCAAAGTCGCCTTGCCTTGGAACATGACCGTATATTATGCAATGACTTTTGATTATAAGACTTATGATTTCTCTACATTCTTATTTGTCCTTAGAGTCGTTGCCGAACTATGGATGGTGCGTTAGGTAAGATTCGAATAATGTTGTTGGTGGGCTAGGGCAGAATTGAACCGCCGACTTTTCTTCCACAAAGAAAGGTTTTACCATTAAACTACTAACCCCGTCTTATACTCTACTGACTGAAAATCTATTGGCGAAGCTAAGGGGAATTGAACCCCTGTCATAGGATCGACAATCCTAGGTAATAACCACTATACGATAACTCCATTTAACTTTAACATTATAACACACTTCAATGAGTGAGTCAACACAAATTTACAAACTCTCTAAATTTTCTTCGGATAGAAAATCATCAGCGTTTTCCTCTAATACATATCCCAGACTCCATATTGGAAAACCGACTGCTATCATAGGAAAAATAGAAGGAACGATAATGAAAGGGCGAGTCAATGCCGACTCATCACACTTCACTGCAAGCTTAACTCCACAATTCATTGTCTGTCCTCCTATTTGCTGAAGAGAAACACCGACAGATGAGCATGAAGATGAGGCTAATAGTAACACCAGTGAGAATAATATACTTTTCATAAGGTTTCCCTTATTTATGGTAAATTCTCAGAGGTTTCCATAATATGGAGTTGGAGATGGGATTCGAACCCATGATTAAGCTTCCGCTTTCTAGTTTACAAGACTAGCCCTTTAAACCGCTCAGGCACCCCAACATTTCCTTACTTAATAATAGCAGTTTCCGTTTTCGTCGAATGCTGTTTATACAGTCAAAGCGATTCTTTTACAAATTTTTCAAATTCTTCTCTTTTAAATTTATATATTCCTATCTGGATATGGTTCTGCGAAACAGAACAGTTTATATTTTTAGAATCTTTATTGAAAGAATACACAACAGGCACTTCTAAGGTTTTGTAGTGCTCCAACTCTAATGTACAAAAAGAATCCAACGAATCATGAACAGTCCGGTTTCTATTTCCCGAGAAGCAACACAGTCTTTTATCTCCAGAACTGTAGTTTATGATATGAGCATAATCATACAAGGAATTAAATTCCTTATGACTCTGTTCAATATCATTGAAATATTCAGCAAGCTCATCCAATTCTTGTCTAGAATTTATCTTGATACAAGATTGACCGTTTCTAAACTGTTCTTCAACTACTTTATCATGTATTTTCATCATTTATTTTGATATTTTCTAGATTTTTTTATCTCGTCGATCACCTCTTGCGTGACCGGACCTTGGGACTCTAGTTGTTCTTTTCTAATCTTTCGAAAGAACTCTGCGATATTACATTTGACCATATTTAATCGTAATTGATTTTCTCACGAGTTACTTTTTTATGTCCACAACATTCACATTGCATATAATAAACTTCTATACACAAACTCGGAAAATCTCTAAATTCTTGCTTACCGTAAAAAACATGATTACCGTGTTTATCGGTTTGATACCAATTTGGATTCTTGCGCCATGAATGGATACCTTTCTTACAGTTATCTTCTTTTTTTAACTGTTTTTGAACTCTTATCCAAAAGAGTAAGACGTTTATCCATTCTTTAATATACTTTATCATTGTTTCAATCTACCATATGTTTAAATGTCTGTCAACGTTTTTCTTGACTTAATAATTGAACTTTAAAATCAAAGTTAGCTTTGATAAGTATCTGTCGATTATGAAATGTAAAACATGTGGCGGCGATATCGGTGATGAATGGCGATCTTCTAAAAAACAAATAAATCGCGCACCGTTGCTTTTTTGCTCAAGACGTTGCTCTAACACTAGACAACATTCCACTGCGACAAAATTAAAAACCTCATCATCTATTAAAAAACTAATATCGGATGGGGTATTTACTCATGTCGTCAATAAGCGTGTTAAAAAAGTTACTAAAATGAAACTATGTAATTTCTGCAAGAAGGAGTTTTTAGCGTATCGCAAAACAACCTCGAAATCATGCACATGGCCAACCACTTGCTCTGATGATTGCTATCTTTCCACTAAAAGAAAAAATGCGCGAGGTAATAAATCTTTAACCTATAAAGGGATGCACTTCGATTCACAGTGGGAACTGGATATGGTGTATTTTTTCGAAGAAAACGATATCTCTTTTATCATACCTGCTCCCATTAAATGGGTCGATGTGAACGGGAAAGAGCATCGGTATTTTCCTGATTTTTATATCCCCAACCTTAATCTATATGTCGATCCCAAAAATCCTCTAGTTGTAATTCAACAAAGAGTAAAATTAGAAACTATATCCGATATGGTCGATTTGATATACGGCAATCTAGATCACTTACAATCTATTATTATTTCTAAATGGCGAGCATGGAGGGAGTTGAACCCCCATGTATCCAGTTAACCTTTCAATGCGTTCGTAGCGCAAGGGTATACATGCCCATTTTAAATTGGTGGATGCGGCGGGACTCGAACCCTGCTTTGCTCCGTCGAGCACAACCATGTTTACAGTGGAATCGAACCACCAGTCTAACCCATGACCAACACACCCATTTTAAATTTTAATTCTTTTCTCTACGAAATCTTTGAGATTTACTGTTTCTCCCTCATTATACTCTTCTTCTTCGTCATACCACCAAGTTAAAATTTCATAATTTTCTAATGGCTGGAATTTCAGTAGATTCTCCCACTTAGTTTTACAATACCAGTGCTGAGAATGTGTTCCTACTTCTTCTCCTGTCTCTTTATCGTATATAGTGTATTCTGTTACGTTTGCACTTGTCATGAATTTTAATTTTTCGCTGTTACTATCTCCCCATAATACCACAGTTTACCCGTGGGAGGCGGCAGATGATGTTCTTCAATATCGTCAACCATCGGTACTTCAACCTCTGTCTGAACATTTAATCCGAGCGACCTTAACCATTCAAACAATGAATCCATTTCATTATTGTTAAGGTCTAGATTGTAGTTTAAGAATTTGTTGTCGTCATCATCTAGCATACGTTATCATACATCAACTTGATGTAATTGTCAACTAAAAACCGCCAATTCCCAAACCAAATGTTGCGAGTGCTTTCAAAAGGAAAACCAATCCAAGGACAATTCCTATAAGCTGTAAAGGAGTTCCTGATATGAATTGTCCTACGACGAAAAAGATAATGTATAGGATTAGGGCGATAATAAGTAATGAGATTAATGATTCGATCATACAGTCTACTTAGTATTATTAATTTTTATTGCGGTTCTTGATCGCATCGAACGATTGACCTTTCAGTCACCGTGCTTTTCAAGAGCACTTGAGGAGCCGACCTCGGCAAGAACCCTTTTATATTCTCTATCGTATCTCCTACCGTTCCCTTTATTTTTTGATTTAAATGTTGGTAATTGACAATCACAATTCGCACAGACCAATCTAAAATTTGATAAGTCATTATTATCGGAATCACCATCAATATGACTGGAATTTTAAATGTGGTAAGAACTTTCATATGTGAAATTTGGAGCACCATGTCAGAATCGAACTGACGACCGCTACTTGGAAGGAAGCCGTTTTGCCATTAAACTAATGGTGCATTGTATGTTACTTTGCTTGAATGTTCATGTTAAGTGAAAGGTGGAAGGTAATGCTCTGTTACTAAGATGTTCGCAATCGTGTTCCATATTATAGCACGGTTTGCTTCATTTGTAAAGGAGTTTTTAATGGTCGCATGGAATTCTTCCATAATTTGTTTGTCGGTGAATCTAAGCACCCGCAAACTATATAACAACTCATTGATATTTAAGGTTAGATTTTCTTCGCCATCGCTGATTTCTATCGTTCGTTCTCCAAATGTCGGAAAAATATTAGTAACTTTGTCTATTTTCATGGTGGAGCATACGGGTATCGCGCCCGTCTGAATATAGTTTGCAAAACTATCGACCACACTATGCAGTCCCATGCCCCATTTTAATTATCTGTTCTTTGATTTCTTCAAGAAATCCACTCAGCAGTGTTATCTTATACTCATTTCTAACATAGTCAAGCTTTTCTTTATCTTTTCTCTGTAAAAATTTGTTTTTCGGATCAACGTATATATCGTAAGCTTCAAGATAAAAATCTGGATAATAGGTATGGGATAATCCTAAAGAATCAACCCATTTAAACTTTATCTTTTTATCTCTTATCCATTTAATGCCGTTAACGTCAAACCATTCCGCTAGTTCAACTTCCCAAGAAGAATCCATCCAAATATTTTTATATTTAAATTTTCTATAGTTCGTTTCTCCACCACATAATAATGATCGTCTTCGGTGACTACATACCTCCGAGCAGGTTTTTCTATATTTATTTAAATGGTCAAATGGTGATCCACATTGAATACAGATTAGCTTATATGTCCCATCTGAGTTTCTATCATCAGATGCCGCGATGTTTTTTAATATTCTCGCCGAATAATCGTAAAATTTCCCAGTTTTGGGATGCGGGTTATGTTGATAATATTCTTTTAGGGATTTTGCGATTTTTTCAGAATTTACAAATCTATAAGAATATTCTCTGGCACATCTAATAGAGCAACACGATCTAGCCTTTATATGGGTAGTGGTCTGAAAATCATCACCACAATTTAAACAAGATTTTTCTATTGTCGAATGAGTGGTGCGTTTTTCGATATTGTTAGCGATAGCACATTCTTTAGAACAGAAAATGGGATTATTCTTTTTCGTTTGTCTAGTTACTTCCCTTTTCTCTTTTAACGCGACTTTATCACATCTCGGACATATTATTTCTATTTTCGCACCCATTTATGTATTTATCCCATATGTGGAGCATATGGGGTTTGAACCAAAGAATTTTATTCTCATTCTTCCCAAAATTATTGTTAAATTTCTCGTATTGGTCGGATTCACACCGACTTTATAAGGACTTATGCTTTGCCTTACAATTTAAACACATCATAAAGTACTCATATGATACCGCATCTCGTGCTAATACAGGTGGTAGCGTAGGTCGGATTCGAATCGACGATCTCTTCCATAGAACGCTATTTATGTTAACAACGTAACACTTTTATTATGAAAGTCAAGAAGAAAGTTTATGATATAATGTAAGAAATTCGTCGAATTTAGAGTCTAAAATCGCTTTATTTGCATCGTTTATCGGGTTAACCCAAGGAATACGAAAAACCGTATACCCATTTTTTATCAATAGTTCATCGCGAAAGAGATCAGATTCTCGACGGTCTTTCCTTAGATGTTGTTTTCCATCTATTTCTAAATCTAGTCTGATATCGGGAAAGTAAAAATCGAGAAAATAGGCGGCAGCTTTCTGAATACCTAACGTGTTTTTTGGTACTGGATAGTTAAATTCATAAGGGATACATAATTCAGTTAAACGGTGTTGAAAATATTTTTCGGGATAACTAGCCGTTGGGCGAGTGATCCAGCCTCTATGTGTCCCCTCCAAGACTCTCCTTTTAACTTTTTGGCTAATTATGACTGCGCCACACGGTTTCGAACATGTGGGTTGTTCTTTCTTTTTTGTTTCAAACGGTTTTCCGCATATCGTGCATATTTTAGCGAATAATACTTTTTTCAAGGTTTTATCACGGTTAATGTGGTAATTTTTTAAGGAGTTTTTTATTTTATTTTTAGTATCCCCCGACATTCTTTTATCGGAAAAAAAGATATTAGAACACCGAATAGAACATGTTGTTTTGCAACGTGATCCACCGTCACTACATTCGAAAGATATATCACATACTGGGCATTGCTTAGTTATTATCTCGTGTTTTCTCTGTTTATCTCTTCGATTTTTGGTGCGATCAAAATGAGCAATATTAATTTGTTTGCTTTCAATAAATGACGCTAAAGTTTTTCTATTCGATGGTGTAGCTTTCAGATTTAACTTACGAAACACCTCGTTAGCCGAATAGGATTCGTTTACAACTTCTTCAATTTGAAGTTCATTGATTTGTGAAAATTTAAGCATACTTCTATTTATCATTAAATGTCCCGTATGTGTAATTTGAACGTTCTATTCTTTGGTCTATATGATACGATTCGAACGTACAACCACGATATCCCAAATATCGCGCTCTACCAAGTTGAGCTACATATAGTTTTTGTTTGTTTATTAAAAGTGTGCTGTTACGCCAAAGAAGAATTAAGCCTTACCATTTACGGGGTGCTCTTTTACTTTCCACGGTCAGACGATATCCAATATGAACGTCAATATCTGACTTTGACACGTTCATATTATCACAGTCACTTACTCCCAATGAATAAGCCGTTGATGTCGGAGACTCGCGCTTCGCTTCACTCATTAAAGATTGCTGCTTCTAAGCCAACTACTTAAAATTAACAAACTAATTCATTATACACTATCTTGTTGTCTCTGTCAACATGAATGTTCATCAGATTCATCATACACTCTTCGGCCTCTTTGCTCCAACCCACTCTTAATTTGCGTGTCCCAGCATAAACCACTGTTTTTTCTATCTTCATCGTAAACGGTTTTGGTGAAACCGAATGGTTTGGGAACACGAACAGTGCCGCCAGTGTTTTAAATATTGATCTTCTTTTCATAATATTATCGATGAGTCTTTCTTTCTACGATATCATCCAGATCGAACGAGATATGCTCGCAGTCGAATCCTCTATTTTCAACGGCAAGTAGCGACTCATGCCATCCTCCTGCACCTAGAGAATCGAAGTCGATATACATATCAAAATCATATCGATCTAAGAGTTCTTTCAATTCTTTCTTAAAATTCATTTTGACATTTTTAGAATCTCTATCTACTGCTTTACCCAATTCATGTGCAATAAGCCCCATTGCTTTAACAGTTGATCCGTCCTCGCATACGATTTCACATTCAAGAATTCCTGTTTTCTTCACGGATACTGCTTTTCTAGGAAAAGGATGAAAACTAAATTCATAATTTGCAACCTCTACGGCAGTCATGTCTTCTAATTTTTTCATGGTACCCCCAAAGAGATTCGAACTCCCACCTCCGTTGTTAGAAGCAACGTGCTCTTCCAATTGAGCTACAAGGGCATTTAAAATTATCAATCAAGATGGGTCATTTGCATTAGCCCCAACCATTCCACATTCGATATAATCTATTTCGAAATTCGATTAAGTCTATTTGATTGATATGGCACCGCCAGTAGGCTTCGAACCTACATACCCCTCGAAGGAGGATTACACGAAGTTAACAGCTTCGCCTCTTACCAGTTAGAGTACAGCGGTATTTTATTTAAATTATTCTAGATTCTGCAATCTCAAGAAATTTAACAACTTTATCAAGATCAAATTGATCATTAGTTCTCAACCATGTTTCTGCATCGATCCAGATGTGTCGAATAGATGCAACATCATCAAGTTTCTTAAGTTGTTCTTCAAGATTATCAGGAGATAGACCACCAGCATAACCTGTAAAGATTCCATCTAGCGGTTCATCCCAATCTTCGGGTAAAACTCCTGCACCATGAGATAAATCATAAAGTGCTGAGATATTTGTATGTCCTCGATCATATAGTTTATGAATATAATCGTTAACTCCATCATATTGAGCAATAAACTCAACATGTGGTGCAAAGTTGAGGTAACTCTCTATTGCATCAATATCATACTTATGCTTCTCACCATGAGTGTTAATCTGCACTCTGTTTACAACTTTATTATCCAGAATAATACTCAACATCACAAAACGATCAAAAAACTCATAGTCTTCTTTAGATATACTTTTATTTATTTCGACAAAAGGTTTTGTTAAGAAGGTCTTAACTACATTACCACATAAATGTACCGACAAATTTAACCTAAAAGTATCTTCACTGAAATTGATAGAGTTGATCAACCATTTATCAGTTGGAAATCTGTTGCTTTTTCCCGCCATTCGTTCGGAGTGAAGAATTCCCCACTCAACAAACGGAAATCGAGCTTGTATTGCGGCCATATCTTCAAAGGATGTATCATCTGATGCTCCTGTGACCGTTACTGTCTTGATATATTTTCTCATATTCTAAAATTTGGTGCCTCTAGTGGGATTCGAACCCACAACCTACGAGTTAAAAGCTCGTTGCTCTATCCAGTTGAGCTACAGAAGCATTGTTACTAACATTTATACTATACACTATCGAAAACTGTTGTCAAGAAATTATTCCTGAATTTCGAGAAAAGAATCAAGAATCTCTTGCGCTCCCGAATCACTTGGATAATCCGTATAGAATTTTCCTTTCGAAGTGGATCGAATTCGGAAATCTTGATAGATGAATTTTAATCCTATTTCTTCAGAGTTTTCCACTCTGAAAATTTTTGTCCCACCATCGCGATATGTATCTTGATGTTTAACTATTGCTTTTTTTGGATATGGATAATTCATAATCAACTATACACTATCAAAAACTGTTGTCAACTTAAAAGTGGGAATTGGTAGGTGTTTTTTAACGTAGACTTACTTCGGATTCCCGAATCCCTTCCCAACTTTCTACGGGAACTTGATCACCTTTCGGCTATACGTGGTCCCTAATCACGCTTAATTCTTCGTCTGGTAGTTTAGATAAACGAAATCCACCATCTGGTATGTCTTCGATTGTCCAATTTTCATTTTGGATTACCTGTCTGATTAAATCAGCTTTTTTAAACTCTCGATTTGCTCTATGTTGAGAACGCAATGCGCCAAAATATATCATTGCGTATTTTTCTAATGTTTCCATAATTGTGGAGTCAGGAGTGAGAATCGAACTCACCTAAAAATGTTTTTGCAGAACATTGCTTAACCACCCAGCCCCCCCGACATATGTCCCTACTGTTGGAATCGAACCAACCTACTGCTGCTCTTCAGGCAACCGCTAATCCATCTCAGCTAAGTAGGGTTGTTTGATAATATTATTTTTTTCGTTTGGACCTTTTTGATCTACTTAAAACACCATGTTTGCGAGGTTTTAGGATAGATTTTCTTCTTATATCTATTTTATGTTCTCTTCTAAATTTTGCGACTTTTATTATCTCTTTTATTGAAAGTATTTGGCGTCCAGTAAATTTCATTTCTTCTAATTTATCATGCCATACATTTTTTCTAACTAAAGCAGAAATTTTCTGAATGACAAACCCTTGCAGATATAATATAGCATCTCGATCTTCCTTATCAAGGATATGTTTCTCGGCTAACCATTTAGCGTGTTCTTTATACTGTTCGTCGTTTTTGATGTTCAGCGTCTTTTGCTTTATATCTTCTAAATCTTTGATCTCTTGAGAAATCCAGCCATCTCTAATAGCTTGATGTATTAAATCATGACAGTTTCGACACACTGGTAACAAGTCTGTGATTTTAATATCAACAATGTTACGATAAACAAGATGATGAACGTCTGTGGCTTTTTGATCACAGCATTGACAATTTGGCCCTGCGTCCATAATAGTTGTCCTTAGAGATTTCCATTCTTCAGATTGAAGATATTCTTCTCTATATTCTTTTCTTGTATATTTTACTTTATGTGTCATAGTTGGTTACGGGCATTTAATCCCCTGATTCTCAGATGAAATGATTTTAGCTCATTCTGCGCTTTTTCCACCAATTCACTGTCTCGATTGGCTAATGTACTGTCATAAAAAAAAACTCACTTGATCAAGTGAGTTTCGGGGTTTGAAAGAGTTCTAACCCTTGGTCACTTGACCGATAGGGTTTGTTAAAACCCTATTTTATTCGACTTTATTATCAAAACCGAGAAAACTTTGCTCGCACCATGACGATGCGACCCCAATCGGGGAATACTGATTATTGCGTAATGTCTCGTTATGTTTCATTGTCTTATTTTCTATTTATGTAACTTTACCACATTTTCTACCCAATGCAAGAACTTTTTCTGAAAAAGGATATTATTGGTATGGAGCGTTCCGCCCAAGATACGAAATTTGGCGAATTTTCCGCCTCTTCTATCCTTTGTATTGTCCCTTTTATATCCGAACGTTCGAACGGGGTTTGGATGATGACGTTTCCGCCAGAATTAAGATGATGCATGTCTGATTTTAATCTTTGTTCATGTCGCTCACAATATTTTTGATATGTTGCTCGATATAACATCGGTTCATATCCTTTTAAAGTGTTATACTCATCTTCGGATAACTTTTTACATATATCGTTTTGAGTAAATTTTCGGAAATAAAATAAAAGACCAACAGGTGGAAGATTCATGTGAATTAACACTACCACATTTTCTACCCAATGCAAGAACTTTTTTATCTTTTTAGTTTACGATATATGACATCAGGCTTGCCGTGTGCATATTGTTCCCTTTTTCTCTCCAGTTTTTCTGGATCATATTCTGATAGCTTATCTGCATGATAAGTCTTATCTCTAATATCCAACGGACTATAATCCCAATCTTTAGGAGTATATTCATCATTCCATTCATCTAGGGCATATGCATTGAATCCTAATGGGCCGTAGAGTGCCGAAAGAAATCCGTCGAAATGGTCTAAAGTTTGACCGTCCTCTTTGATTGCATCGAAAACGAGGTCTTTTCCGATACCCTTAACTTTTGAATTATTATGAACGGCAACAATATCACGGGTTGGTTCTCCGTGATAATCGTTGGTTTCTTTTATGGCAAAACCCGCATCCAAACCATGAACCTTAAAGAGGAACATTTTACTAATCTCCTCTTTACTATACGGTGTCAGAAAGAAATTCTTTTTATTGATTCGGAGAGCATTGAAAAAATATTCAACCAACCAAATATTATCCTGTTTCTCAGGGGAATAGGAATCATACTTAAAGTTTAACGATCCTTCCCTAATTACACTATACCCCCTCAAATCAAAATCAATATTAGTGACATATTGGACAGTAGATTCTTTTGCAAGATCGACATATCCTAGATCGTTCAGAAAATGAATCGTCTGGGATAATCGTTGGATATATGCCCTATTTTCAAGGTCATCATATCCTGTAAGACCTTGAACATAGCTGTTGAAGAAAGATTGAAATTTCATATATTTAAATTTTAAATGCCTCCATATATTGCTTGATTGCAGCATCAAAAGAAGAACCTTGATTCAATAGAGGCATAAATGCTTCAGAGAATTTGCTTCTATAATTGTATTCAGCAGTCGTTGGGTATCCCCCTGTGTGTGTTTTTAGAGTAGCAGCAGCCATTCCTTGTAGTTCTCTTGCTATTCTTCGCTCGAAAGGGGACATCATTGCATCATAGTGCGCCCTCATTAAGATATTTAAAAGTTCTTCATGAGACATATTCGGTGCAATAGCACTTTTCAATCTTCGAACCTCTTTAGGTTTGGTTTCCTCTTTTTGACCTGGCGTAAAAGAGATGAAATCTCTCGAATCTGTCCCTTCCCATAAAATCTCATTTTCAACTTTAAATGCCTCGACGAGTAAATCTAGGTGATTTTTGGTGATATTTCTTTGATCCGTCCAGAAAGAGATGCATGTTTTTTTATCCTTCTTATCATCACCCAACATTATATTCTTCCAGATTCTTCCCGAATTAGTCGCTTGTCTTATTTTAGCCAAACTGTAATAATCGAGATTGTGGATCATTTTTCTCCACCCAAGAGTTTTCCCTGCGGTTATTTCACCGAAATGCTTCACCTCATACTCTTGAAGAGTTTTCAGTGTATATTCCTTCGATATCAACTCTGCCGATGCTTTCTTCATTGCATTAAGAATATAATTATGCGTAGAGTAAGTCCATAGAAGAGTTTCCTCGTCTAAGAAAGTAAATGCTTTACCTACATTGAAATCGAATTCTTTATTATTGATTCTTAATGTATCGGGGGATGAGTTGATAGATTCGTATTCCATTGTATTTTATGTAGCATATTACGGAATCGAACCGTATTTTAAATCGCTTATGAAACGATCCCAGAATCCAACCTGCCATGTGCCTTTTTCACTATTTATATTTATTCAATATCTCCGAGTATATCCGCATATCGAACATTTGAGGAGATGTGTCCCAGGAATATCCTCATATGCCCACGATTCGTGTAATTGCTCACCCAGATCAACCCATTCGCCCGAGAATTCGTCTTGATAACCCTTCCGAACCCACTCTTTACGGGTATGTTTACATTCCGATTGTTCTTCTGTAGGGGTCGGGACACGGCATGGAAGTCCGTACAAATCCAAACCCTGCATCTTCTCATCTGTCGAGTAACTATACTTGGATATGTCCATATATTAATTTAACCAATGTCTTTGGATGTTTCGATTGTGAATAACTGTATGTTTGTTCCTAATCGTTTGCCCCCATTGGTTCTTTTCCCATAGGTGGAAACGTTGGAAACGCGCAATATGCGGGATCATTGCTGATACTTGAGACTGGATGAACAGTTCTTTCTTTTTCGCTTGTTCTTTATCAAATTTTGACAGAACAAAAAAACTTAGAATGCCGAATCCTAGTGCATCCCATGCAAGTTCGATGCGATCCCATAGAGGGACATCGACACATGGAATGAAATAAAGGAAATCATCCAAAATAGGGATATCCATTTCTGGAACATCGTCTGGAAAAGGGATAGGCGTCTCATCGCTGAAATCCAAGCCCTCAACTGTGATGTCAATAATTTCGTCCTCTGCTGTGTCGGTGGTGTTTGTCATGCGATAATATAGATGCAAAAGTGTGTTTTGTCAAATGAAAAAACGCCAGAAGATTTCTCCTCTGGCGTTTTCCATCTCTATGTGACTGTTGTTTATGCTTTTGCAGCAGATGCAACGGCACGACTGAGATTCGGCCCAATCATCTTAAGGAAGGTCGGGATTTCCTTCGAAAGCGACTTGAACTTCGCCATATCGATCTGATCGGCACCAATAAGACGGTCCATATAGTTTGCGACACGATGGGTGTCATAGACTGATGTATGACCATGCCAACGTTCTGCACGAACTCGAACTGAACCATCGAGGACAGCACGAATAACTGCCGATTGGTTGCGGATCAAATTACGCATAGATGTGGTGATTTCGATTTTCGGTGCGTTGATTTTCGCACTCGCCATTTTTGTTTTTTGTTTTGTTTTGCTCATAGGAGTTGTCTAAATTTAAGATGAGTATAATCTACACTTACGGTAAAGTCGTTTCAAGAATTTTCTTCAACATTTTTTCACTTGTTTAGAACTTCTTATTTCCGTGTTTATAGCTACGTGTTTTATTCATAGCAACTTTAGCTAAAATAGCTTCTGCCACTTGGAAATTTCTCGCTTTCGCGAAATCCATTATACGAATGATCACATCAGCTAATTCTGCCTCAACTCCGGTGAACTCTGGGATTTTATCGTCGGGTGGATTTCCTAATCGTAACGCTTCCAGTGCCTCTGATAATTCTGAGTGAATTAATGCGATAATCTCTCCGTCATTACGTTCTGTCTCCCACCACCCTTTATTGATAGCTGTCTGGTGGATTTCATCAGCTAATGTATTAAAAGTATCTTTAAATGTTATGTTTTTCATATCTTTTTATGTTTTTCCAAGAAGTAAACATATCATACTTTCTTGCCAATGCAAATGTTTTTTCAGAATAAATCATTTTTAAAAACGACATAGCCTTATCCGAACTCCAAGTGATCGAATTTGATGAAATATATCCTTCATTACCAGAATAATGATTAAGTTCTTTTAAAAATGTCGGTGAACATGATGAAATTGAACATTCAAGATATTTACGTTTCGATATATTTCGTATATGTCCATCCCCTTCGAAAACTCCTTGGATGAATCGCTTAAGACATGTTGTATTTTGAAAATGTGGACAGCGAACAATGTGGGATTTTTTCATAGAAATATTTTCATTTGAAACGGGTAAATGTAACAGTTCTCTTATATTTTTTGCGATTTTTTTGTCATGAATAGACAGACGAATTTTATCGTCCGTATATATAATAGGAGAAGATAATTTGAAAACGTCTTTAAAATATTCGAGTATTTCTATATCTATATTTTTGATCTGTACACTACTTGTTCCGGTTCTATGGTTGATATGGCCATCACTAGCTAACCATCCAAGAAAATAAGCTATTTCTGGATCGGTATCATAACGAGAAAGATCGATTTGCGAATAGTTATATTTTTTATTTGGATTTAAGTCGGATGAATATTTTAGGAACCGAGAACAGTAAAAACATACATATTGTCCACGATTATTAGATACATTTTTAAATAAGTCTCGATACGCTATTCTCGACGATACCGAACATTTCGGCGATTGATGGAAATCGCACAGGCAATGGACAATTTCATGTGAATCGGGGCTGAAGCTTCCGATCAATTTGGAAGTTTTAGATGGTTCATCGTCGAATGTTGTTTTATTTTTTGTTTTTGCCAATCGGGAACAATTGGCACATAGAAATTTACCATATTTTTGTATTTTTTTATTATATTCGCGAAACTCTAACGATGTGATAGAAATACACTTTTCTACGTAATTGCCATCACATTGTGCTTCAATTTTTTTATGAGATTGCGGTTTTAATTGTAAGATATCAGATATAACCATTCATTTACTTATCTATAACACCTCCTAATTTTAATATTTTATTATGTAAAATTAAGTGGGTCGGTATTCGTGTTGTTCTCCTTACATGTTATTCGATTATCATCATCTAAGAATTTGACGGCATTCTCCATTCGTTTGATGGACGCTTCTTTTCTCGCGATTTCATACATCCCCTCCGAAATAAACACTCTATATAAAGTTCTGTTATCCTTGTAATTTAGTGAACAGCTTTCTCCATTATCTAAGATAA